GAATAGATATATATTTCCGCGCCAAGCTTGGGGGCCTTCTCTACCCAGGCATCTGTTCCGTTCCATTCGTAAAGCTTTCCGTTGGGGGCTGTTCCCCCGTAGAGCTTCCCATTGTAGACGGCAAGAGCCCAAATGCGCGTCTCCGCGCCAAGCTTGGGGGCCTTCTCTACCCAGGCATCCGCCCCGTTCCATTCGTAAAGCTTTCCGTTGGGATATGTTCCCCCGTAGAGCTTCCCGTTGTAGACGGCGAGAGAATAGATACGCGTCTCCGCGCCCAGTATCGGGGCCTTCTCTACCCAGGCATCTGTTCCGTTCCATTCGTAAAGCTTTCCGTTGGGGGCTGTTCCCCCGTAGAGCTTCCCATTGTAGACGGCAAGAGAATAGATAATTAGTTCTGCGCCCAGTATCGGGGCTTTCTCCACCCAGGCGTCCGCCCCGTTCCATTCGTAAAGCTTCCCGTTGGGGCCTGTTCCCCCGTAGAACTTCCCGTTGTAGACGGCAAGAGAGTAAATGCTTGTTTCCGCGCCAAGCTTGGGGGCCTTCTCTACCCAGGCATCCGCCCCGTTCCATTCGTAAAGCTTTCCGTTGGGATATGTTCCCCCGTAGAGCTTCCCATTGTAGACGGCAAGAGAATAGATATATATTTCCGCGCCCAGTATCGGGGCTTTCTCTGTCCAAATAATATTATCCGCTATCGCGGCCGGTTCGGAAATCGTTGTGGCCGAGGCTTCGTTTGAATAGCCAGAGAAAGAAGCTCCCTGCTTTGCCCGGACTTTATAGGTATAGGTATGCCCCTTCTCAAGACCAGGGTCCCGGTAAAAATCTTGATTCGGCGCAAGGGTAATGATGAGCGCATATTCTCCGGCCCCTTCCTTCCGATAGACCTCATGACCAGCTTCCTCTGAGGAATTGTCCTGGAAGATGAGTTCATTTATGGTGTCTGACCAGGGCGTAGCCACAAGGTTTGTCGGGTCGGAGATGGCCGCGAAGGTCCGGGCATTGACCACGGCCGAATAGTTGGACATTCCGCTATCGTTATAAGCATAGATTCTGTAATAGCGGAGGGTGTTCGAGGAGAGGCCGGTTATCTGAAAGGACGTGACATTTGCCCCAAGGGTTTTGACCAGGGACCAACCGGTTGTCCCGTCCGCGCTTTCTTCGACCTTAAACCCCGTCTCATTATTTGAGTTGTCCTGAAAACTGCCATTAATCTGAGATGTGCTGACGGCCGTGACCTGGGGATTCGACGGAGTAGCTGGAGGATCGGCCGTGAAAATATCAACCGCGTTCGAGCTGGAGCTTTGCGTCAGCGCATTATAGGCAACGACTCCGTAGGAATACCAGGTTGCCGGAGTCCGACCCGTGTCATTCCATTCGGTGACTGAGGCCCCAAGCGTTGCCGCCAAACCGCCGTCCCGATAGACCTTGACCCCGGAGGCGTTCCCGGTATTGTTTTGCCAGGCTAGATGAATCTCTGTGCTTGAAACACAAGAGCCGCCGAGATTGGAGGGGGGGATGAGGGGGGTCGTGGCTGAGGCAGCGCCAGAATCCGCCGATTCTCCGGGCGGCGGGTCATTGGTAGAACCTCGAATCACATAGCTATAATTTGTGCCGTCCTGACAAGTGGGGTCTAAATATGACGTAGCCGATCCGCCCAGTAGGACCAATTGGGCTCCATCTCTCCGTACTTCAATAGAATCGTAATTGTCTCCATTCGACCATTCGAGTGAAACAGAATTATAATTTGGATTACAACTTGTTATAGTAGGGGCCGCAAGCGCCATTACACAAACTCCTGGAAGTTCGCCGTCCAGGACCAGTTATTAATGTGATTGCGGACGGGCCTGACCATCTCCGTGAGGTTCACGAGGTAGGAGGTCGTGTTCGGCGCCGTTGAGTCAAAACAAACGATGAGGGCTTTATGAAGGCCGCACTCATTGAGAAGCGCCTTGACCTCCACGGCCTCAGCGTCGCTGAGCCCGCTATAGGGCAGCGACCAACCGTCAAGCGGAGGCTTCTCCTGGCCGTAGAGGTTCCGGCTGTCGGTAGTGGTGAGATCGCTCACGTCGTCCGGCCCTTCCTCGCCGCCGACCCAGAAGTTCCTGGCCGGTTCAAAATACTTGGCCAGGGAAATTGTCGAGACCTGGATATAGGAGCTTGTGTTTGCCGGGTCTTCAACGCTCACCCGGAAATAACGCTTTGTCCTTGAGGCGGATAGGAATTTATAAATCGAGCCGGAGGCCCAAGCGATTACGTCTGTCGTGAGGTTCGTCGTGAAGGCCGTATCATCCGCGCCATAGAGCTTGATCGTGGCCGCCGATGAGATATTGTGCCCCAGGAGGCCGATGAAATTCGCCTCGCAGGGCACCAAGAGATCAATGTCAATATAGGCTTTCGGGTAGTGGATTCGGCGGTTGTCCGAAGTGTAAGTTGCCGCCCCGGTGTCATTGGCCGCATCGCTGTAGCCGCAGAGATCGGAAATGTCCGTGGCCTTGTGCGTCCCGTTAAACCATCGAAGCGTAAAGTTTCCGCTTGCCGCTATCGTAAATTTGGCCGTGGATTCAGAATAGGTCACCGTATAGGTCAGATCTCCGGCCACATCGAGTTGTGTTTTTATCTCCGTGGCCAGGGATGCTCCGTTATAGGAGCCCACGGTCAGAGTAGCCGTGAGTTCCGCCCCGCCCTCATCGAAGTCTATGTATTTATTATTTGCGGTCACCACAAAAAGCCCGTTGCCGCTCCCCGTCCCATAGCGCGTCCGCCAGAAATAGGACAAGGAATCTATCTGGGTATCCTCAGCCGGGTTCTGGGGGTGTTCGCAACAATGGTCTATGATGACCCCGCCGCGCCAACGATTGAGATAGATAAATCTTGTCGGCATTTTAGCTCACTATTGCGGAGGGGATTTTGAATCGGTGGAGATCGGCTTGGCGCGTCACCACCTTGATGATCCGCTGGTCAATTTTCTGACCATCAAGATAAATAGGAACCGTGAGATATATATTATCCCCGCCGCGCTTTGCAACGACCGCTTCAATTCTTTTCATGAGCGGCTCGACAGGAAGAGCAGCTTCTAGGCCGCGATCCCCCACCTCATATCGACCACCAGCCAATAGAGTAGGCCGGTCGAACATCGCGCCCTTGGCCAGGGGGATGGCCTGGGATTTGATGAGGGCAATTTGAGCAAGTCCCATTGCCCCGACCAGCGCTGCCATAATAAAATTCATGGGCGGTAAAAGGGTTAAAGCCTTACTGACAGCTTCAGCCGTATTGATGATGGCCGCCACTATAGCTACGGCCTTTTGTTTTTCGGCCGCCTCTTTCTGGAGTTTCTTTTTCTTAGCCTCATAATCCTTTTCGGCAAGCTCCTTGGCATCCTTATATTCTTTGTCGAGTGCGGCAAGGGCCGTCTGTTTTTCGGCCTCGCTCATCATGGAATCTTCAATATCCTTTTTCCGTCTCTCATATTCGGCGTCCATCGCCTCCTGCTTCTTCTTGCTCTCCTCATCCAGCTTTGCCGTTTGATTAGCATAATAATTGCTATAGGCGGATTGAATAAGCCCAAGAGCTTGTTGCGAAAAGGCGACAATGGCCTCGATTGAATCCTTATTTTTCTTTACCCAAACACTCAAGGCTGAAGCCGACTTAACATAAGCCTGGGCCACCACAAACGGAGTCTTGGCAAAAACATCATTTAGGCTTCGGGCTGCCGGGACAAGTTCATCCGTCAATACCGCTGCCGCTTTTTTTGCGGGCGCGGGAATACCCTTGAGATAAGTTTCAAGGTCCTTGATCTTTTTATTCAGGGCTTCGATAGCACCAGGCGTTTTTTCTTTCGTGTCAGCCGTGAGCCGCGCTAAAGCTAGTCGGGTATTATCAAGTTCTGTTTGAACATCCGTACGGAGTCTGACTCCGAATTGTTTAGCCCATTCATCGGTAGTTTTAAAAGCTAAGCCGCCTTCCTTTGTCCCTTTAGCTAAATCCACAAGAAATTTAAGGATCGGCGTTCCGCTTAAATCCTTGCCGGACTTGGCTAGATCAATAAAATATTTATTATATTTCTCGGCCCATTCTTGACCCGCTGCCCAGGACCTGTTTAATTCGCGTTGTTCATCGGCCAGATTGTGGAGGTGGTCACTTACAAGTTTTATCGCGAGGCCCAAAGGCGGCCAAGTCCACATGGCTTTCTTGCCGACTTCAACGAGAACATTTACGGCCTTCCCCGCCTCCCCGCCGTCTTTTGCGAAATGCTGAAGTATTAGACTCGCATCCTCCATCACTTTTTTGAGCTGTGCGTTTTCTATGATTGCCTTGCCAACGGCTTCCTTAAATTCTTCGAGATTGTTTTTGAGTTGTGCAGTCGCCCCGGCGAAAGTTCCCGTTGCGTCCGTCGCCCGCTTATAAAAACTCTCCAGTTTTTCAAGAAGCTCAGCGCGCTTTTCTTCGGCTGTCCCCGTCTCCTTGACCTTAATCCCATAGCGGCTAAGGGCGACGTAGTTCCCCTCCATCGCCTTGGTCACCATCATAGCGGCCGATTGGAGGTCTATTCCCAGGACACTTGATAAACCGATGGCCCCCCGTGTGGCCCGGTCTATTCCATCGCGGTCAAGACTAGTGAGTTGAATAAGCAAGGTCTGAGCGCTCTTGATCGCCTCATCGTTATAGATTGTGCTTTTTTGGAGAGACTTGGCATACTCAATAAAATGCTTTGAATTGGTATCGGCTTCCCGGCCGGTAGCTCCCAGGGCGGATTTAAGGGCGGCATCAACCTTCTCAGCCTCTATGGCCGCCGTTATCGAGCCTTTTATAAAATCAGTAAATTCATGAAGTGCCTTTCCGGCTATGGCCGTGACAGCTACTCCGGCAAAAATCTGCTTCCACAGACCATCAAAGGGAGACTTCGCTTTCTCCGCCGAAGTGCCCATGTCCTTGAGCTTATTATCAAGGTTTTTGGCGGACTGCTCGGCCTTCGCGCTGTCAAAAGCAACGGATATGTTTATGTCAGCCATTTCAGTTCAACTCCGCCTGCATTTTCCGAGCCTGCTTTTCATCCATCCTGAGCATGACCGGGTGAATCCTGGTGAGTTTCAAGATCATCATCCTCATCCCTGATTCATTAAGCCCCAACTCCTTGAGCAGAAACGGCATGAGCCCGTAGTCTCTAACAAAGCCCGTGCTATTTTCCTGATACCAGTTCCACACAAAAGCATCTCCACCTTCGAGCGGCGGCGGATTCTGTGAGGGGTGGCTTCCCCGCCCTATCTCGCCCGGATCCGCCACGTCGCTCCAGTCCTCCCACCAGGCGAGAAAGGCGTCTATTTTTTTAGGAAGTTCTCCAGGTTCCGGCCATAGACCAAAAGTTCAAGGCCGAGAAGCACATCGGGTTCATATGTCGTAGAGTTCTCGGATTTCTCAATGACCTCCCCGAGCAGAGGGGCCAGATACACGGCCTTATTCTCCGGCGTGAGCTCCAGGGGCTTCCCTTCGATGCATACGTCCCACTCCTCTATGACGTCCATCACGGAGTCAATGATGATTTTGGAAAGCCGCAATTGCTTAGGGTCGGGATTCAATGTGGAGTCCAGGGGGGCTAGGCCGGAAATAGGCCGCATCCGCAGCTTGACCTCCGGCGGGTTCAGAATTGTGGTCTTCAGCCGGTATGTCAGCCAGTCCGAGAGACCAATCAGTTTTTTTATGTCAGCCATGAGTCTCCTTATCAGGCCAGGTAGTCCGTGCTGGCCATGTTCTCTATCACGACATAGGGGGTCGTTTGATTCATCCCGCCTGGGGCCGCAGCCGACGTCTCGGCTACTAGCGTCAATTCGCTATGGATGATCTGATCCACAACGTTCTTGGGATCGGTGATGATGAGCCGGGGGAAAAAGAGCCTGAAACAGTAATAATGATCGTTAGTCTCGATGAAATTGCCGGTGAATGTGAAGAGTGCCTTTTGCGGAGTCCCCGCCAGCATGGTGGCCAGGTAGGCGGCTTCAGTTGAAGTCATTCTGGGAAAACCGAGCTTGATGCCGATCTTGGAAAAACCGTTTTCAATCGGCTCGACAATGCTGTCAGCCCCCGCACAGAGTACGGAATCCAGGGGACGCTCATAATCGACGGTAAAACTATTGAGAGTAAGCGGATTCTCGGCGGCAACGCCGCCACTATCGAAGGCGTTCATCTTGTACGTCATCCCGCTGAATTTCAGGCGGTTGGAGCGGTCCACATAGGTCAGGGCGCCCATCTGCGTGTCGGTGTTCACGACTCCCGTGATGATCTTATTGCCCCGGAGTTTCAGGACGGACTTGATCTTGCCGTGATCCCCCACCGTCAAGGACCAACTCGTTGGCTTCGCACTCGGACAGACATGGATAATGTTCGGCATTTCGGTCGCCACCGTAGCAAAGAGCCCGACCGTGTTTGTTTTCCACGTGAATGTATGAAGATGACTCGTAGCGCCCCCGGCATCGGGTGTCCCAGCCGTCCCGAAAAGCAGCGCGATCAGAGTCCCGAGCGGGCCGGGGTCATGGAGCATATCGCACTCGATGCTGAAATCGGCTGCCTTATAGGGGCCGAAGTCTCCGCCCTTGGGGATCGGACCCTGGTCGTGATCGAGTCGCGGCGCGTATTCAATTGCGCCGGCATCGAAGCCCTTGAGCCCACCAATGGGCAATACGAGGCCAAAGCCATCCCCCAGGGCAGCTTCCGTTCCCCAGGGTGTGGTTTTCTTTGCCCCAATTGCGTAATCCCTTCCTTGAGCCGTATTTGGAGTAGTCATGTGTCACCTTCTTTGCGGGGTTTCTTCGCGGTCTGGATAAGCTCAGCGCTTCCGCTTCTCACCCATTCAGTCAAAACCGCAGCCGGGAAATCGCCCGCTTCGTAGATTTGATTTGTTTCAAGCCGCCGACCATTCCGAGCTTCACACCCGGCGCCGAGCCAGCGGAATTGCTGTTTGTCCATATATTGACCTCCTATAGAGTCTTTAAATAATTCGTCTCAAAAACTAACTTTGAGACGATATAATCATGCACGTGTTTTTGGGTGGACGCTTCCCTGTTCATTTGCAAAATCGGGTTGCTGGCTAAGGTCGCTATAGTTGCCGACTTGAGAAGATCGGCTTCAATCGTTTCTCGGTCATTGAGGCTTGTTTTCCAGACCGCCCGCGGCTTCCTCAGAGCTTTGTAGGCTATCCAGATTGATATCTCCTCTGTCCCCTCAGCCCCCGCATTTCCCGCGAAATACTCGGCCTTGAGTTGGGCCGATTCGATCCTGAAAGCCTTGTCTATGATCGAATCCGGGACCGCCTCAAAATCAAAAACTTCCTCAGTGACATGGAAGCCGAGCGCGATTAACCGCGTCTCAATGGCCACAATGATATCAGTTAAGGCGCCCGCTCCAGAACCGCTATTATAAAAAACAGGAATACTCATGTACTATCTCAATAAATCAATCTGGCCTAAGCCCTCTTCTTCGTCCGTGTCAATCGCCCCACTCTCGTCTTCGTCGTATTTGATAATGAGCTTTGCGAATGCAGCCTCGAAAGCCTCATGGTATTTCTGATATTTATTCCACCAGATATCTTCCGAGGCCTTTGAGAAGTCGAAGCAGATCATTTCGAGCGTCCTGAGAATGACCAATTCCCGGACCTGATTACCGTCAATGAGCATATGCGGCCGACGACCCTTGTCCTTGATGGCCCGCGCCACCTGCCTGAACGCCTCAAGAATCTGAGTAGAATAATTCGTCTCCGTGCTCCAAATTTGGTCTGCTAGGAGCGGAGCATAGGCCTTAAGGTCGGTGTCGGTAACATTACACTTGAGGGCATTAAGGACACAATCAAAGAAAAAAACAGCCCGGTATTTGACGGATGAAACGGTGTATTCGATCTCAATCAGGGCGTTCTCCCAGAGAGTATCGAGCTTCGCGAGTGCGAGCGTATAGGTCATGGTCCCGGTAGTGCCGTTTACGGTCATCGCGGTTGAAGCCAAAATCTCATCGCCGTCCGAGTCCTTTATGACGATGGTCGCGCTTGACGGCTTGAGCTGGACGCCGGCGGAATAGACCTTGATCTCAATGGGATAGTCATATCCCTCTACTGCCTGGTCATCCGTTAAAACTTCTACATTCATTTCCTGGGCCTCCCACGTTTAGGCTTTTTTGATTCTATGTCCGGCTGGACTTCTTTGGGAGAAGACGCGGGGGCCGCGTCAGCAGCCCCCTTGTCTTGTAATTCCTTTTCAACGACAGCCCGCAAGATGACCGGCCCCGTAGGAATGGTGTCCTTATAGCCAGGAATTTTCATGGCCATACGCTCCTCTACGACCTGGACCGGGTTTCCTTCCAGTGTGGTGATCTCGCAGCCGGCAATGCGTTTCAACTTCTCTGCATCTTCAAGGCTGTTCGTCGTTCCGAACCCGCCGCAGAAGTCCACGCCCGCGACAAACCCTTCCTTGCTAGGATCAGGATGTTTAAGCCTGTAAATCACGGCGGGCCGTTCCTTTTACCGGTTGGCCTGGCCGAGGAGCATTTGCCAGGTGACGTTGTTCGTGCCGACGGTTGCGGCGTACCGGACCCACTTTTCGGCGGACTTGAAGAAAAGCTCATAAACGCCGACGGCGGTGATCTGGGTGAAAGCCGCGTTGGGGATGTCGGCATAGGCGTCCGTCGCGGCATCGTCGGATGACGATTCCAGGTGAACGTCGAGCGTTCCGCCCGAAGCCACGGCCGAAACCATAATGACGGCCTTAACTAATCCGGTGGGGCCGATGGCCTTTCCCGTGCCGTTTGCGGATCCTGCGCCCTGCAAGCCGCTTGACTTGAGGACGAGTTCATCGTCTTTGGTGATAGGATAGTCACTCATGATGCATCTCCTTAATAGACGCCCGAGATTTTGGTGATACCCTGCACGCGGGCAATACACCGGGCCTTGAACGTGGCCAAGCCGACCAGCCATTCGATGTTGTAGCGTTTGACGTTCTTGGTCTCAAGAGTGCCCTTGTCGGCGCCCTCGGGTGGACCGGTTTGGATTCCGCATAAGTCCGAATCTACGCCGAACACGACGGCATACATGGAGGCGCAAATACCGGAATCCGTGCCCTCGGTCTCATCGAAGCCCAGGATTTCATTCCCGGAATTGTCTTTGTCCAGAATCTGAATGGGGATACCGTTGAAGGTCGGGGTTCTGCGGCCGAAGTAATTGGGGTCGGTGAAGCCGAAAAGGGTTGATCCCTTGAAAAGGTAATCCACCTGGCGCTTCAGGGCCTTGCCCATGATGTACATAGAGGGGGTGCCATCCAGGAGATCGGCCAACACCGTCATGGTGTTTTCGACAAGGTTGGCCCCGGCCGCGCCCGTGCTCGCGTTGGCATGGAAATGCTGCGACCCGGTTCCGATCCGGCGGTTGAGGCCGTCGAACTGGAGGGGGTCGGTGGATTCATCGCCGTCGATGAGCATTTTGAGGAAATATAACCGAGCGGCCTTGGCTTTCTGCGCGATATCGGTGGACCGGCGGCCTTCGCCGAACCACTTGATGAGCGCCAGGTCGGTGTCTGCATCACCGCCAAGAATTTTTAGATTCTCGGTTGCGGGAACGATAACGCCGACGCTCTCGGTATACGCCTGGTTGATGCCGCGAAACGCGATCCCAGGAAGCACGCTTTCCTTGTTATAGGACAGTGCGTTCCCCTGGATAGGACGGAAAGGAATATTCGCCAGGAGCGGCTCCTCGGCGAACACCTCAATCACACCGCGAAGAACTTCGTCCTGTGTGCCCTTCGCGTATTCAATGAGAGTAAACATTCGCTTTGCCTTTCAGGGCTACTTTTTCTTTTGACTCGCAAGCCCCGCTGCGATTCGATCGACTCCATGAACGGAGTCGTCGAGTTTGATGGGTACGCCTTTCAGAGAAGCTCTCCCAATGCTGGGCGGCGGAATCTTTTCCCCCTCGGCCTCAGCAAAAAGGTATGGTTTGGTCTTCTTGAGGGCCTCGACCGCTTCCTTCGCACCTTCGACCGTGGCGAAATCATCCGAGAGTTTGAGTCCGGCCCTATCGCAGAGCCTGACCGCATCCCCGGCATCGATGATGCCCGCCGCTTGCGCCTCCAACTTCAACTCGAAATCGAGACGCTGGCCGGCGAATCTCTTTTTGAGGTCTTCCGCCTCCGCCTTGTGCTTCTCTGATAACTCTTTGAATTTCCCTTGCTCTTCCAGAGCTTTTTGCTCAGCTTCTTGCTTGGCCTTTTCAAACTTATTCAAATCATTGAGATACTTTCGGGATTCGCCGAAATAACTGTTTCTCTCTGAAATGAGTCTTTTGATGGCCTCCGGGTCTTTCATAAATTCAGCGATTTGCTTATCGCCTCCATCCTGCTTAGCCTTCTCGGCCACGGCCTTGGCTTTATCTTCCTCGGCCTTTTCTTGAGCTTCCTGCTCTTCTTTTGTCATCTTGATCTCCTTTTATTTCGTTGCCCTTTCCTGGGCTTGAATCCATGCCTAACAGCCTGGGCCACTCTTTCAAAGTTGGCCCGTTTCCTGCTCGATCCGAATGTGCGAATCTCTCCGCTCGACATTCGGAGCCTGCGCTTTCCGATCTTCATCTACCGCCTCCCTAGGAGCTTCATGATCGGGTCGTCAATGTGCTTTTTGGCTAAATTCTGAATAGCTGACTTTGAGACATTGAAAAACTCACGCTGGGGCGGTCGGCCCGGCCTTGGCCCGCCCTTATTGTGAAACTGAGCAATAAGCGCTCTGTCTCCACGAATGAACACCCGCCCATGCCTGGGGTCCGTCACTTCGGTATCCACCGTATCCATCATCTCGCCCGTCACTCTCAGGTCCACCCGGCTTGAGCCCTTCTTCTTCGCATAGGCTTTCGAGTAGGGCTTGAAGTTCCGGCCCATGTAGTCGTGTCCCTGAGCCGTCTTTGTCAGGATGCCTTCTTTGATCTCGCTGACAATGCTCTGGACGGGTACCTTGCTGTTGAAAAAATCATTCACGGCCTTGAACCTCTTGCGTACCGCATCAAGGCCGCTTATATTGATCGTAAATTCGGACATTAGCTTTTCCCCAAGAGCTTTTTCAGGTACGGCCCGATATCCTCGAAGTCCATGTCATAGATTTCCTTGGGCAACTTCGCATTCCCCGCCGCGTACCAGTCCTCCATCAACTTCTTCAGCCCCGCCTCATCCGGCCCGACCTCCACGATGGCCTCGATGTCCGTATCCTTATCGCCCCGAAGTTTGATTGATTCTCCGCCCAGTTCGGGGAGTTCTCCCATCATTTCATCGGGCACTAAAATGCAATGACAATCCTTGTCGCATAGACGGTTCGAGCTACCCGGCAAGCCCCACGGCGATGTCTCCCACTCATCGAAGGTCATGCTCATGCCGTTGCATTCCTGGCAACTTGGACAGGGATTCGTGCTGAGCACAATATTTGTAAGCGGAATCCCAGTCCCCCGGAATTCCTCGACATCACTGAATTTACTTGGCACGTTTGATCTCCCCTAGATACGCCGTCAAGAAAAGCTTATTGATAAGCCCTGCTACTTCCCGCTTGATCTCCCGATTGAGCTTCTCTTTATTCATGGCCCATCTGGAAAGCGGCCGCCCACGTTGCTCCCTGAGCGCCTGGGCATCCAGGCCCATGAGTTTATTCTCGGCCACGTAAATCTTGAGCCGCTCCGCGTACTGAGTAAGCAAGACGCCTACCTTCACACGGAATAGTTCAAGATGATCGTTTCGGGCCTTCATTTCTTTCCCATCACGTCCGCTGCGAGCTCCAGGCCGATCCTTGGAGCCTGCAATATTTCCGGGCTGAGGTCATCGATGAGCTGCGCCACATACTTCACGGCATAATCCTTGCCGCCCTTCCCGAAAAGCTTATCTTCCTCAAGCAGAAGGAAGCGCAATCCAGCCTTCTGGGCAGCCTTGTTCTCAAGGAGTTGGACTTCCCGGACGGACTCTCGGAGTTTCATCAATGCACCACACAAACAGGATCGGGGTCGGCTCCCGTTCTATAAAATCGCCCGGCAGTCAGCCCGCCGGAAACAGCCGCTGCGTTATTGGCATAGATAGGTAAGTTCGCAACCCATAGCGGATTGGTTAGATAGATTCCGCCGCCACCGATATACACCGCCCAGTTTATCGTCGCCCCAACTCCGGTCTGATCGGGAATATAAAGAGCATAGTGGTTCGTTATCGTCCCGGTGTTCACCGGCTTAGTGAGATAGATACCATAGTTGTTTGTTATCGTAGCCAAGGCGGAAGTATTGGTTACGTCATATTTGAACCCATAGGCAGTCCCGATAGTCGCGGGATTTCCGCCGGTTGCCGAATAATTTTCCGTGAGGCCATAAATGGCATAAGAATTGGTAAGCGATGGCGTATTGGCCATTGAAGCCGAATATTTATTCGAGGCGCGAGCATACAGGGCTCTTGCTGTACTCGCTACACCATAATTTACAAAATCTGTTTGGATAACATACATGGTTGTCGCGCTCGAATCTTTCCGGTTATTAATGTTGAACCATCCGCATTTCAACATGGTCGCCAAAACCGTTGTATAATTATCCACCTGAGAAATAATGCCGGTATAATCCTCGATAGCGCCAGAACCTTCGAGTTTTGCGTAGAACTTATATCCAATTAATGATGCAATATTAAAAGCATTTGCCGCCGGAACCGCGAGACTACAACTAAGGCCGGTATAAAATGTTAATGCCCCCGGTGCCAGAGATGGTGCGATCGTTATGCCTAAATCCCATGCTTTAGGCAATGTCATATTGGCGTATTCGGTAATCGCAATACTGCTAATAACTTTACCGTTTAATGTTATCCCAGCGAAGGTCGGTGGGTCTGCGATGAGTGTCACGGATTCGATTTTGTATGTCGTGATTCCTGTCCCGGAAATTTGAATGTCATAAGTTCCGGTATCGGCGAAAAACGAAAACCGGCCCAAACCATCCGTATTGAAGGGGTTGTCTTTTGCCGCACCGCCCGGCGTTGAATAAATAGTTGCCTTGGTCGCCGTTCCCACTTGATAAATAGTGATGGTAGCCGGAAGTGGTACGCCACTGTCTGTTATGACCGCATGAAAACAACCGCTTTTCGCCATTGCTTACTCCCGTCAGCTAGACATCATCCGGCCGCCCCCTCCTTCGGGGGTTCGACTACTGGGGCCGTAGTCACGGGAATTGAAAGTGTTATCACTCCAATTCTCGATAGGATAATCTTCTGCGCCGATAAAATATGGTCCCTGAATGCTTCCGAGTCTGTGTCGAATGCGCCCATCGGCAACTGGATATATTGCTGAAATGTCGCATCCAGAAGCGCCAAAATATTCCGTTCGGCCATAATCATGTCCTTAGTTTCCGGCGTATTAGTTATCATGCGATCCTCCTGCCAAAAAATTCGGATTTCATGCACCAGGGGAGTTTCATGCCTCACCCCTATCAATGCTGGCCTGACTCCCAGCCTCAGCCCCCTGGCCCCCCGCCTGCCCCTTGCTACCCTGGAGGATGAAGTTCAAAGCTTCATCCAGCGTCGGGTTTTCCTCCCGCGTAATCGCAAGCTTATTCAGGTTGTCAAGGATCGCTTTCTCCGCTGCCTTCTCATCCTGAATGTCCGGGTTGAACTTCATATAGAACTGGCCGAGGGATATCAGGCCCGACTTCACGCGCTTAGCCTCCAGGTCGATCTCATAGACCGGGTCCTCGGGGAAGTCGATCTCGCCGAAGTCCACGGCGAACTGTGCCTCCTCCGGTATCTTCTTCCAGCCCATGTATCCAGCATGAATGTTGTTCACTATCCGCATCACATCAAAGAGCTCTGCCTCTCCCTGGCGGTAGGTTTCTTCCTGCTCTTGCCTTGATTCGAGCAACGCGCGGTTGCGAATCTTGAGAGCCCGGCCGCTCATCTCAGATATTGAGAGGCTCCACATATCGGCTGAAATGCCGTAGTTATTGATAGTCCCGTTCAACTGAAAGACCAGCGCTTTCACGAGCTGGTCGAGGTTGAGTTGCATATCGAGGACGCCGATGCTCGCATTTCCCTGGGCGCTTGAGCGCGCCACAAGCATGGTCAGGGGATCGGCCACTTGCTCATTAGGGATATCAATCCCTTCCCCGATGGCATAGATTTGCTTGATCGTGCCCGTCTTAAAGTAATAATCAAACAAGCTCATCTTGACGCCCATGAGGACAGCGGCGTTGTAGAGGTCGCGGCCTGAATCCTGGTCCCAAAAGTTGTCCTCCGGGTGCTGACGATGGAAGGCCACGGCGGGCAGGACGAAGAATCCTTGCTCATCGCGATAGGGATAATCTTCCGGGGTATAGATGATAGTTTTCGGCCTCATGTTTTGGTCGAGAATCATGTAATCCCCATTGATGTGCCAGTAGGGATATTCAACTAGGCTTGAGGACGTAGTATTAACCAGCGTCCGCATATAGAAAAATCCGTCCATCTTTGTCGGGTTGTCTTCGTTCTGAATGACCACACAATTGGCCGGGCTCACGAGATCGAGCGCTATGCGCCCGTCCCGGACGGCCACGATGACGATCATTTCGTTCTCTAGGTTCGTGAGGCGGTTCACTTTCTTCATCCGCGTATCAAGGCCCACTTCGTCCTTGATCTGGTCATACCGGTCGCTCACTACGTCAAGCGTCCGCTGCGCCGGTACTTTATAGACCGTGCTTATTTCGTTAATGACACGCTTCAGGATGTTCTGCGATTGATTGACGTGGTAATAGAGGCGGCTATAATTCTTTTTACAGAATAGTTCCTTGATCTTCTCCCGGATGATCTCCTCATAATCATCCGAGTAGATATCAAAGCGGTTGGCGGCTTCTTGCTGCCGCGCGGCATCCGCCCTCCACTTGGCCATCAATAGGCTATCTGTAACCATTGAGGGAACACGGCTTGCAAACATGCTCATATCGCCCTCACGCTAGTTACTTGGACAGGAAATCGGTTAAGAAAAAACTCACCAAGGGCATCAATTGGGTGGTCCGAGATTCCGTCCTTGAGCGGCATTTCACTTTGGATATCGCCCTTGGGGTCGGGATAGCGGTACATCTCAAACGCTTGGATGAGGCTTGTGCAAGTGCACGAGATTTTTAGCTTCCCGTTCCTCAGCCACTTGCGAATCTGGTTTATGCGATCTTGGATAACGCCGGGATATTTGCGCCGGTATTGAACGACCTGATAGCTAAAGAAGTTCCGAAGTTCCTCGACCGATGAGGTTCCAAGCGCCTCATTCCGGGCATCGCCCGCAGGATCGCAGCCAATAAGAGAGGGCAAGGTGTCCGCCGATCGACCATATTGGTCTCGGCCCAGGCCCTTAGTTTGATTTTTAATATCGAGTGCAATTTGCGGGATGGATGTTTCCCGCCGTAGGAGCTCGGCAAAGACTGTCACGTTTTCTTGTGCATCGACATTGATGAATAACACGACCGTCGGTGCGCTCCATCCAAAATCCATCCCAAGGCAGTATTCTTGCCCAAGAGAGAAGGCTATCGGCTCAACCGAGACGTGCTTCTTTCTATCGAAATCCGAGAACACCTGGCCGCCGAAGGTCTCAAAGCTTGCCTCATATTCTTGCCTGAATACGCGAGGGTCCATGTCGCGACGGGCACGTTCGATTTCTTCTTGTGGAATAGTCCCGGCCTCAGAAGTCTTAACAAAAAAAGTTTTCCAATCCTTTTGTTTTTTGGGATCGGACTCCATGCAGGATAATTTATAAAAATGATTATGCCCTTTTGGCGTACTAATAAACATCACGGGAGCTAAATAATCAGATGTTCTGGGAGCAAGGGCCTCATCCCATAGTTCAGGTTTCATAATCGCAAATTCGTCTATCACAAGGCGTCGTAATTTTACCCCGCGTAAAGAATCGGGTTCGTCCCCACCCTTGAGTTGAATCCATTGACCCCTAATAAACTCGATGGCCATATCCCCTTCATAGATACGACGCACTAGGCCTTTCTCTTGAAGTGGCCTAATATTTTCTTTTAATTTGCCCCACGCAATATCTTCAGCCGAAGTATAGGTTGGCCCAATATACCAACTCATTGAATCACCCCGACTCATATCGTCCTGGGGAGCCGAGGTAACAAGCCAATCTACGGCAAGCGTCGTTTTCCCTGATCTACTTCCTGCCACTATGACCTTGAAGCGATGAGGATCAAATTTCACCTCTTGCTGCCAGGGTTTTAGGACATAAGGGAAAACAATATCCCGGATTACTTCTTGTAGCACTTATTGTTTTTCCTTTTTGGGCTCCGCATAGACAAAGCGGAATGTCAAGTTGGCCGGGAACTGTTGGCGATTGTCTTTCTCAAAAAGTCCAAGGTGTTTACAGAGTGCTTCAAGGGCAGCCGTCTTACTATGAAGTTTAAAGGTGACCTTTTCGTTGATGATCGAATCCTCACCCTTAGCATCTTCCCGGACTGTTCGGTTCTCGGTTATAGATTCTAGGGCTCTACTTGCATTGGGCGGCATTTGGTCAAAGCCCTTGGCCCGAACCGCGCCCGTATCATCATTAATTTCGATATAATCCTTGAGGTCGGAAAAGGCGAGGATGGCGATCTCCTGCAGAACCCGGGCAGCCGTGATCTCGGTCTTCTCCTCGCGTTTCCTCATGGCGGCGTCAATAGCTTTTTTGATTTCAACATTTTTCAACAGGCGCTGCCCCTGAGAATAGGCCGTTTTTTTGCTGTAGCCCGCCCGCTTTGCAGCTTGGCTAGCATTCAGGTCTTTAAGAAATTCCTGAATGAATAACCGCTTGCGCGGCTCCAGCTTTTTCATTAAACCTTCATTTCGCCTTTTTCAATTCCTCAATCTGCCTCATGGCTTCCCCGAGAACCTTATCAAGTGCCTGAATATCCCGAGCACTCTGCTGAACTTGGACAACAAGCCGGGCGTTATCAATGGACTTCTCGATGCTGATGATCTTGAGGCTGAACCAAAACAGAAGCAGAAAGCATAGGCCCCCGATGATGAGGGCCTTCATGCTTATCGTGACCTTGCGGTCCATTATCAGCTCACAGCCTCGGACAGAGGAATGTACCGAACGGCGCCGTCAACGATGATCTTGAGCCAGCCGTGGGCCTGACCGGGGGTTGTACAAGTCCCGGTGGTGGAGACATTAGTGTGGGTGTTGCTGGCAATCCGAAAAACATAATCAGATTTGCCGAATAATTCGAGCAGGGAATCAATAACTCCGCCGCCGGCGTGTTCAACATATAGGCCGACAAGATAGGGATAGGCGCCGCTATTGGCACCATAGATGTTTGACTGGATAGGCGAGACGTGGCCCGCGCTGACAGTGCCCCCGGTTACATCAAGCTGGCCATAGACGCCGGCCAGGACGGTCCCGGCAAATGTACCCGTCCCGGTGATGGCTTTGCCTTGGAGGCCGTAGAGATAACCGCCGGTGACAGAGGATGAATTGGGCATGGTCACGGAACCGCGGGCGCCCACGAGGTTGCCGCTGGTAACTGAGGCCGGGGTCGTCATGGCCCCAACCAAGGCCCGCCGCGTGACAGAGGTGACGCCCGTAACGCTGGCCGTCAGGTCGCCCGCGCTGGATTCGACAAGGCTTGTATAGACGGAATCGCTGTAAGAAAACTTTAGGGCATTCGATGTGCCATAAGTCCAGATAACATTGTCCGTCTTCAAGACACCGTTGTTGTCCCAGTAGCGATCAGGGGTGAACCCGAAATATTTGCCGGTGACTTGCCCGAAGGCGAGCACGGCAAACGCCACGATGAAAAGAGCCGCAAGATATTTTTTCATTTGTTTACCTCCATAAAATTATCTATCCATAATCGGTTTTTCATTTCCCGTTCAGCTTCCCCTGAATCCAGTCCAGGCGCTTTTCTTGAGCATCCTGGCCTTCTTCAACTCTCGCAATCGCCTGTCCCTGAAGCTCCAGCTTTTCTCCGAGCTTGGCTAAGGCCGCCTTATGATCTTTGCAGGCCTGAGCTTCGCCCGGTGCATGGGGGTTATATCGATATTGATTTTGCTTTTTTGTCTGTTCCTTATTTTTCAAGAGATTCAGCACTACCAGGAGAGCTTGGGCCATGAGAAAAAGAGCCGGGAGACCGTATTTGAGAAAGGCGGCTTCCATTATTTTTTCTTTTCGCACTCATCAAGCTTGATCTGAAGCAGTCGAGCTTTAGCCAGCCACTTGAAATACTCGAAGACAAAGCCTTCCTTGACTTCCCAATTGCCGTTGGCGAGTTTCTGCACGACGAATGACTCTACCGGAAGAATCTTCGGCTCGGGCGTCTTACAGGAGAGGACGCAGATACTTAGCGCGAAAAGCGTTAAGAGCAGCAGCGTCCCCGGCTTCAAGAGCCTTGAGAATGGCTTGTTCATCTTTCTCCCATTCGGCCAGGAATTTATCGGCCTGGTCCTTATGCAGGGCCGCGAAGACTTCTTTGAGTAGCGCAAGCGCGGCGATGATTGCTTCGAGTGTGGCGGCCATGTTTAGATTTCATCCTTCCATTCAAAATGGCAGTAGTCCTGAAAGGTCCAGCCACCACCCCAGGTCATCCCCTCTTCCTCCCACATCCGGCCCAGGAGAGCGTATTCAGGGTCGGACTGCCAGACAGCCGCATTGTCGCGGATTATTACCAAGTCAATGGCCAAACCCCGTTGATGTTGTGAGATTTTATTGATTCCATCACACTGGCTTTTCCCTTCGTCAAAGAGTTTCTTTTGCTCCTCGGCGGAGCGGATGAATGAATAAGGCAGGAGTTTGATTTCGTGAATCGAAGCCATGACGATGAGTTTGGAAACCTTGCGGAAAAACTCAATGCACTTATCAGTTCGCGTCATGCCCGATCCCCCTCTATGAAGGCGGCCACGGCCGGAAAGTCCTCAATCCGCTCGGCTATATCCTCATCAAGATAAATGCCGAGTTCCCGGAGGGCCATCCGCTCATGCTCATCAAGCTGGATTAAATTGCGTAGATATAGCCGGTAGGCAGGAGTGATCACCTGCTTTCCATGAATCATCATAAAGGGCCGATCCGGCCGGCCGTTGGTATGATTAGGCACGGCTCAAGCGTACACCCTGATTTTTGGGGGTTTTTAGGGGAGGACGTAGAGTGTGACCGGAACGGTCAGGGTCTGTGACCGGAGCGGTCAGGGTCTGTGTAAAAAATACCGCTTGACAATCAAATTATTTTTATATCGAAAGTCCCTTTACCGGGGCTGGTCTTATAAACCCATATCTCTCTAGAATAGACGGCGTCACCGTTGCTTTGTTCAATTTCCTTGACCACAGAGAGCAACGCCTTATCGAGACATACTTTTATTTTTTTGATATTTTTGCCCTGGTCGGCCGTCAAGTCGTACGTAGAATTACGAAGCCTTAAGACATTATAGCCAATCCGCTCAAGTAGGTTTGTTGCTACCTGAATGGCCCGGCGGTGGCGGCGTTCTATAACCTCATTGGACATCTTGATATATCCCTAGTCTTCTACTTCGGCTCGGATGTTTAAGTTTTCTAATAGCCTTGGCTTCTATTTGTCTTATTCTTTCTCTTCCAACCTTAAATTTATCCGCAACTTCTTGTAAAGTTAATTCTGGTCCGCTTAAACCAAAGCGCCATTCTAATATTCGTTTTTCTCTCAGGCTTAATGAATCCAATGCCTCTTGTAGATTATCCTTTAACTCTTTTTTAATCATTTCTTCTTCTGGATTATCTGGAGCCGCCAATAAATTAATTTCTTTTTCATTCGGAAGAAATAATGTATGTTTAACAAATTCTATTTTTGATCTTATTTTTTGGTCAACGGCAACCTTATATTCTGGAGGAAATAAATCTTCTATGTTTTTATTTAATGCGGTTTCAAGAGCAACAATTCTATCAATAACAGATTTGGGCAGATTTTTTCCGATTCTTGGATAAGATTTAAAATTTTCATAAAAATATAATGTATTTGGCGATATTCCTGTTGCTCGCGCCAAATCAATTCTACCATGATATCCAGCCGCTATTCTTGCAGAATAGAAATGTTCATTTTTTATTCTGACAACAATCCTAACTTTCATGGGCGCTTTACGGCTTCATCGGACATCTATCTTCTCGCCAAATACTTCGATGCCTCGCGCCTGATTATTAAAATCCGCCCGTCCTCAAGATGGATATTCCCATCTCCTCCGTGACCGCAGCAGCTCCCGCGCATATCAATCCCGCCCTTCTGGAGGGCCTTGACGATCGGTGCGATACAAGCATCGATCCCTACCTTTTTCCATCTCGCCCTTCCTGTACAGGATAGATCGACGGGGATTCTCACCCGGACCGGAAGTGTCTCGCGGCAAGGGCAGGTCACGGCTTCATCGGACATTATTTCTCCGCTTCTAAGGTTTTTATAAATTCTGATATTTCTTCCTGGATCGACTTGAGACGCGAAACGACTGCCCTTGCTTTTCTTCCTTCATGGCAAAGTGCGATTAATTTACCTGCCAATGACGGTGACAATTCTTCGGCATAGAGATAACCCGCAATTTTCATTTTATGTATTATGTCTTGGGCGGCCGATTCTTTTTCTTTTATTTCCCCTTCAATCCGCTCTCGTAATTTTTGTTCTTCATAAACCGACTTTTGTCCTAACCTTCTCTTGATTTCTTGTTCTAAATCTTCATCCGTAATATCTCGACCTAAAAATCGCGTATCCCATTTAATCTCAATTTTATTCCCGAATTGCATGGCAAATGCCTGAAAATAGATCATCGGAATATCATCCTTGATCCGCAATGTGGCCCGCTTAATAGTTTTTATCTGATTTGCGGAATCTATAAAGATCAATCCTGCTTTCTCTGGCACCTCTCCCTTTTCAATCATGTTCCAAGGGCAGACATAATAAAATTCGGTTGAAATATCGAGGGCATGGCCATGCTTATATTCAAATTGCTTTATATCAGAAATAAAATCAGCCCGCGATACTTTGACCTCAAAGGCTTTTATTCCTCGATTTTTTACATAAAGACCGACGGCCAATACGTCGATATAACTCGGAACGGCCGCATATCCCGTCACGGTTCTGAATTCAACAAAAACAGCGTGATTGCTTTTTTGGAATGAGACAGCCAGGATTTGTTTTATCTGATCGGCGGTTAACATTTCGGTGTCCTTCTGTGCGTCATTTCGTCCAGCTTTTTATCTCAGGCATAACATGGCGGTCCAGATAATGACCGTCGCCCTCCTCGCTAAGCTTCTCTCGCCGGGCATAATTGTCTCCGGGATGATGACGGCCCCGTTTGTCATTATGATGGCGCTTGGCCAGATAGATGAGGCGGCAAAGATTTAAAATTTGATCTATGGTCATGGCCCAAAGGTGCGTCCCATTTTTATCAAAGTGGAACATTAAGCTGGCATTCGCCCAGAGATAACTTTCGACTTGGCGTTTTAACCAATCCTCAACCCAGGCCGGGGAACCTTCACTTGGCCGATTACCCTCTTTCGCTTTTGACAAATGTTTCCGTGAAGCCACGTATATTTCATGCTGATAGCATCTCCGGCAAAGTCCCTTAAGCAGCGGCCCCTCTACTCCACATTTGGCGCATGGGCCAGGCTTCGCTTTCCGGCCATGTCCCTTTCCTGTTCCGGGAAATGGAGGGGCGAGAGGATGAAGACGAAAGCGCAATTGGCTCGCCCCTCCAGCCTTCCCGGCCTTTCAGTTAGACGGGCTTGTCGTCTTTCCAATGGAAAATACCCGATGAGATCATGAAGACCATAATCGAGTACCCCAGGAAAGGCAGCCATGCAAACATCTTGCCAGTAAGCAAGACGAATGCAGTTGCCCCGGCCGACGTGACAATGGCCAGAAGCACCGCCTGGTAGCCGCCATTGATCTTGAGCCACATCTTGAGGGCATTAACGATGCCCTTGACGATGGCCCCGCCCAAGAAGGACAGGATGGCGGCAATTACCGCATTGTCAAGCACCATGCTTAACCTCCTCCATAGATTTTATCGGAGTTGCCCCCGGTAATTGCTTTTCATCTATGCCGACGGCGGCCTTAGTTTTCATTTATCTTTTCTTTTCAATGCGGCCTGGATAGAGCGCCTTCTCCATTTCATTTTGATTTAAATAATTGTAACCGTCATAGTAATCAGAATCCTCTCCATTTTGGACCGGTATGCCTGCTTCGGCATCTTGCATTCCCCGATCAAAACTCCTGATACTCATTTTCTTTCTCCTTTAATTTCCGTACCAACAAATCCCCAGTGTTTAGATGATTCCAATAATGCTTCCTTTTTACTGCCAAATCGGGCGGCTATTTTTTTAGTGGCCCCGAAACAAGGGCCAATGCCCGACATAAACTTAAAATAAGTACGACTTCGTTTATCCCAAATTCTATAAATCATCTTTCTCCTCCTCCGCAATTTGCACCATCGCGGCCATCGCAGCCTCGGCGTCGGCTTGGCCCCACTTGCCAAAAGACTTCCCTGTCTTAATAAATTTATCTTCGGCGAATTCAAAGTATACTTTCCCTGGGTTACAATCATTCACAACTGCCAAAAAATATCCCCTCTCCCTCAGCCATTCCCGGCATCGCTCCCAGGACCAGAGCAAAATAACATCAGAGCGATAACCATTAATTTCTCTAGCATCTTCCATATCTTTGCAAACATGAAAAATGGGTTTGCTCGGCTCTTCTGGATGTTGAATAAAAAACCTATCCCCCTCCCGTATCTCCGGCAATTGTCCCCTGGCCTTCAATAGTTCATGGAGGCGGCGGCTGAGGTCTATTTCTTTTTGGATTGGCATTTATATCTCCTTCATTCCGGTTCGCTATCGAAGCCCCGTCTAGGGATATATTTCTTGACGCTCCGTTTGCCTAGCCAATAGCCGAGGCTGAGGGCAAGGAGGCAGAGGAGGAGGCGCTTCATTTCTTCTCCCCCGCCCGGCGGTTCCAGGCAACTTCAGCGGCCTTTACTAACATTCTATATGGGCCATATATTCCGCATCCTGGCCTAGTACATTTTCCACTACGCAGAGAGATGCCAGTATTTTCATTAGTTACAATAATAATTCTGACTCTTCCACAAAACGGACACGGTTTAAGTTTCATGCTTCCTCCTTCGCCTCCCGCTCGGCCTCGAGACATTCGGGGAGACGCTTCCCTTCAAAATATCGGCTTGACCAGGCGTTTCTTTCTTTAGATAAAGTTCGTTTAAATAATTTGCATTTCGGGATAAATATGCCCTTAATATTTGGGCATTCCCCGCAATGCGCGCCATCCTCATCGGGGTAGATGTGAATAAGGAGTTTCATAGAATCCCCCTAGACTTATATTGTTCTGCTAACTTCAATACTCCCCGCCCATATTCTAGGCTCGGAAGGAAATCCCTCTTTTTTGATTCCAGCAACATCGCCGTTAGGCGTTCTCCCCAAAAATACGCAGTCAATGCTTTCTCCCATTCTCCGAACGTTTGCCGAAGTCTCACCATTTCCGCAATTCCAACCTGAAGATTGACTATGGGGTTATAGGCCAACTCTTCCGAGAAAATGGGATGCCCCAAGGCCGGCAAGTGGAATTCGAAAGTTCCTTGGATGGGTTGCATGAGCCCATAAGCTCGCGCCGGAGAAAATGCCTTGGGATTAAATGCGCTTTCCCTTTCGATAAGGCCAAATATCAAGTCGGGTGTTAGGCTGATGTCCGAATGTTCCTGACATTCAATGATAATTATCCGCGCCATCTCCACTATCTCAAATGCGGTCAGTTTGTCCTTTCCTTTTTCGGTCAATTCTCGGACGATATTTGTATAACGGACTACATTTGGGATTTGCTTCTCAGCCCCCATAATACGGATTTCTTGTCCATAGATAATTTCCGTGAGCCCCCGAATCTGCCCATGCATCCAGGCCAGTCCAAGAATAAGGCCAAGGATGAGCAGGCCGCAGATACCGAATCCAAAAATGAGTTTCTTAGTCATGCGCAACCCTCAGCCTTCTGTCGTTTTTTAAATTCTTTTTTTGTAATTGGTTCTGCTATAAAATCTTGTTTAATCCAATTGAGTTGTTCGCATTTTCTACAGTTAAAACTAAGAGAACAACAGCTTGGGGCATACCAAATTTCTTTGTTTAGGGTTCCGCATTTTCCACATTTAAGTTGTAAAATGTATCTCTCGCCCATTTTATATCCTCTCCATTGTTTTCTCGGCCTCAGCCAAGCCCCGCTGATAGCCGATCTTTTCGCCGATGATCGCCCCGGCAAATAAGGCCAGAATTATCAAGAGCATCAAGATGCCCAAAAAGATCAGGGAATCGGTTTTTCTCATGCTTTCTCCGCTACCGGATTTAAAATTCCAAACCTTTTTATGGCCGCGTCAATCCCCCGCCTGATTTGATCGTCTGATAATTCGGCTAATTTATAGCGGGCTATTTCGATGGCTTCTTTTTTTGTCCCTCCGGAATCGCCGATTTTTAGGCCAGTTTGTAATTCTGTAATAGACCAACAGTTCGTTATTGGGTTACAAACTACAAATAATTTAAATCCTTTTCTCAGATTTATTTTTTCGCCCTCAGCCTCAATCCGTTTCGTGCCACCAGTAAATTCACAGTTGATAAATAATTTTCTTTTCATCTAGAATTCCCACCCGCATCCGCTATAAAATTTGCGCCTTATTATTTTGCCAAGCTCAAGCGGCTCGGCCCCTTCCCTAATTGGGATTTCTTTTACGTTCCAGGTCGTTCCGGCCTTCGTCCAGAGCTGGAGGTGTTCGCCGGGCAAAAGGAATTGAAAATATTTTTTGAATTCATCTACTCGCTTCTTCACGCCGGATGAACCGGAGGCTTGAATCCAGAGAAGGACATTAGGCTTGCGAGCACAGAGGTCCGCACCCCATGTATCCAGACTCAATTTGGAGAAAATCATCCGCCCATCCTTCATCATCGGCTTTCCGCCTGGGCCAAATATCGGCCTTGCTAGAGATGGGAAATTGCGGACGATCCAGCCCCGCTCAGTGAGCCAGGCCGCGATCCAGCGTTGGTTGGAATTGCCAGCGGAGCGTTTAGTCATAAAAATAATCCTTGTTGTCGAGGGACGTTTTTAAAATAATTAATCCAGTTATCTCGCCTCCAATTTGTGCGGTTATGACAGGAATGACAAAGCGTTATTAAGTTATTTGGTTCAATGCTCAGTTTGTTGTAATCAATATGATGAACCGCATGAGCCTTTTCTTTTTCTTTTTTCCCACAAATAAAACAAATAAATCTATCGCGTCTTCTAATTTTTATTTTTAATTTATCAAATTCAAAATTATAACCAGTCTTAGATATTCCACCATTCCAAGCGGGATTTTTTTCCCCGGATTTTGATATAGATAATTTTTCTTTGTGTTCGACAGTAAAAGGATAACGACAATGTTTTCCTCTTTTTGCTTCGGATAATTTTTTCTTTGATTCTGGAGTATGGTGCCATCCTATCCGATAAGATTTCCCAAGGAGGGCTGCTCGAATTTTTGCCTTAGCTTCTGAAGTGCGATGTTTTCCGGTCATTGATGCGGCTATTTTTTCTTTATGTTCTACTGTAAAAGATTTTCCCTTCATGGCCGCTCTTATTTTTTCTCTACGTTCAAGGGAAAGATGCCTGCCTGGAAATTTTATGCCCTTGTGCGATAAAGACAATTTTATCTTAGTCTCTATTGTTCGAATTTTTCCTTTATTAGCCGCAGATATTTTTGATTTAGTTTCGCCTGTATGATGTTGCCCGATTCTCATATATGCACCTAAAACAATTCCATTTGGTTTTTTCCTTGGTCCCCAAAATACAAATCCGGAAAATATGTAAGGATAATTTTCACCCGCGCCCAGGCCCGGTCTCTGTCCATGCCTTTGCGGAGCAGATATTCATAAAATTCTTTGACTTCAAAGGGACGAACGGGGATGAACAGGCCCTCCGCACAGCTACAGATCGGTTGCCGGACATATATCTCTCGGAAAGTCCGGTCATCCAGTTTCGGCGCGAAGGGCTGAAGGTGGGCCAGGGCGCGTTCTCTTGGTACGGCATTCTCCTGACCGCGATGACCGTTCATAAATTGCATGAACCGGAGGGAGATATAAAAATTATTCATCCTATTCCCCCGGCGAATCCCATTCCTGCGGATATCCAAGGTCTCTCGGTTGTATATCCCGGACCCGCTTTCTCATCCGCTCCTCATTGGCAAACTTTATTTTCTGGCCCCGCCAACAAGAGCAAGGCGCTGCCTGGATCGTACTTCTTTCGTTCGCCAGAGCTACGATTGCCCATCCCATGTTTGAACACTTTAGACAATCCACCTGGAGGTCATCGGCCGTTGCCCGGCTTGTCTCTCGGTAGGCCAGTTTGAGAGCTCTTAGGATTTCGGACACTAAGGGGCAGCGCTTATAGGGGTGATTCTCAAGCAGTAGATCAACCGCCCGGCGCATACATTGGCCGGGCCATCCGCCAAGGCGCTCAAAATAGATGGCCTTCTGCTTATCATCCAGCGGGGAAAAAGCTTCTTCGAGCCTTAAAAGCTGTTCGCCGAAATCAAATTGATTCATGCCGTTCCTTTTTTAGCCGCTTCTTTTTCCATTTCCCGCTGCGCCCATTCCCGTGTTTTGTCGGTCGGGGATTTTGGTAGGGCTGCCGGCCGCTCATTCAGATAAGCCTCAAAATTCGAGGGCCGGAATAGGGTTGATGGCCGGAGAAAGTCGGCCATCTTAGGATCATTAGCCCACTTCTGGACCTTTGTATCTATGACTTTCTTGAAGTCTTCTACGGTTCGGCCTTCATTTATCCGCCCTAAAATTAGTCTTTGTGTTTCTTTGTTTTCAGGCCCAAAGTTCTTCCCGGTTTTCTCATTAAGGTATTTAAGAATTTCATTTAATAAAGATATAGATATAGAAGGAGAGGAATTTGTAACCCCATCTTGTAACTTTACTCTGTAACTTTTCTGTCTAAGATATTCACTTTGATAGAGATGCCACTTAACGATTTTTATGATTCCCGATTCGTCTATTTCAATTTTGCCGTATTTGAGAAATTTTCTTTTAGCTGCTTTTACTAAAACAACATCCGCTTTTAAGAGCTCGGCTAATTGATTGTCTGTATAACCCGAATTTTCAGTAGCACAAATTAAACCTTCATGAGCGCAATCCCCGGCTAGGAGAAGAAAACCAAACCAAACATAACGCTCGGCCGGGTCAAGTTCTATCATCATCGAACCCCGGAGGCATTGATCTACATAGAGTTTTATCCAATTGCGCCTCATTTATGATTGCCTTTCATAGAGGTGGGCCGGGAGAGGGAGGGGGCTTGTTGGGCCCCCTCCGCGTTGGTAGGACGCTCGGACATCCCGGCCCCGATAAAAAAAGGAGGGAAATGAAATGGCCGCATTTACTACTGCGGCCCAAAACCAAGAGAAAGGCCGGTTGAGATTAGGCGGGGCCTCCGGCCTTAATCGCATAGCTAAACCCGCTTCTCCGGCCCGCCCCGGTTGATGGGCAGAGCCTGGACTAACTCTTTGACCGGCCGTTCATCACCACAGGACAGGCACACGATCATTAGGCCATTAGCCCGGAAATAATGAGGCGTGACATCATTGCACTTGCGGCATAGATAGCGGGGAGAAGCCTTATATCGCATCGGTTGGTTCATCTTGTCCTCATCATGCTCGGATTGTTGACCGCCCGGACACCAGGGAGTTTAAAATTTTCATGGAGATTCCGGGCTTGTTCATTGAGCCAGGTCATTTTAGGTTCGATGGCGGCGTGAGGAACGGTCCCTGCCATGACTCCGGCAAGGAAGACGGGGAGATCAAAGACATCGGCGGACCAGTTATCTCGCTGGGTTTGACCTTGAAGGATAATTTTTTCGGGAATGGGGCCGAGATCAAGTTTTTTCTCTTGAATTGCGGCCTCAGCAAATATCCGATCCGTTTCTTCCCTAGCCCTACGTTCGGACTCTCGTTTCTGCAGTTCCATATCACGCCGGATTTTGGTGGCTTCTTCTTCGGCCTTTTTCCGCTTTGTCTCATCGTGTTCGGCCGCGGCCAGCGCCTCAGCCTCCTTGGCTTTACGTTCAGCTTCTTCCTGTTCTCGCCGGGCCGTATCTTCTTTTTCCTGGGCTAAACGCAAGGTTTCTTCCTCAAGTTTTTTCCGATCCTCTTCGGCCCGCCGGGCGGCGGCCTCGGCCTCTAGGCGTTTTCGTTTTTCTTCGGCAAGATAATGGGCCGCCTCATCATCTACGTGCTTAACAATCGGTTCGACCTTCTGTAATTCTTTTTGTTCCAGCGCCCGAGCCTCATCCAAGGATGCCTTGGCTTTCTCTTTGAGCGGCTTGAAGTAGTCTTTAATCCGCATAATCAGCCTCTTGCCAGCCAAGCCGATATCGCTGGCCAGGATAAGACTCTTTTGATCTACGACTCTTAGTGCTTGCGCCTGAGTTGCAAAATCCGTGACTGCTTTTTCTATTCCGAGTTCCATATTCCTTCCCTCCTTAGTCGGTTATTTTTTCAATGGTCGTGGTGACCACTTCCCGCTTATCAGCATAAGGACTTTTGATCTCATCGGGGATTTCATAAAAAGTCCGCTGACTTATCTTGGTCTGAATTTGGATGTCCCCGACGATCCCATTTTTCCCATGATACCGGCCAGGTTTCTTTGAATCCCCTATCAGCCGGCGGTGAAGTTCCTCAAAGCTCTTTTTGTAATCCTTAAATAACAAATAACTTTCGAGCTCAGGGATTTCATTTTCCGGAATCTCTATGTAATTTGAAGCCTTGAGCGGTTGACAGAGATGGCTGAAGTCGCACATCCCGCATACGCTCGGGTCAAAGGGCATCGCCTCGGGATATGTCTTGGCCTCAACGTGCTGATTCACGGCTTCGGCCATGCGGATATCCCGATTATAAAGATCCTGGTCAAAGAGCATCGGAAGCAACTTCGGTTTTTTGCCGAAGGTTTTGAGGACCAGGAAGCCGGCCGGGATCCCGGTCATGGCCAAGTAGAGATTGAGTTGCGACGGATATTTCCGAATCCACCACGCGGAGTGAGTCCGGACGTCTTCAATTGTCCGAATGCTCGGCCAGTAGTTCGGATTGATAGACTTGGCCTCTCCCGGAACCTCGGGCAGGGGTACGCGGATCGGGATAAGGCCATCTATTTTTCCCTTGATCTTGTACTGGTCAATTCGGAAATCCCTTTGGCTTTGCCGGAACTCCATCTCGATATTGCCAAAAAGTTTTTTGACCTTCCACTCCTGGTCAATCCCCTCTTCAATCCGCCACATCCCATCAATGTCAATGGGTTGCTTCTCTTTCCAATCGAGCCGGCAATGCACAAGATATTTCATACATGGATGGCCGAGCTCGGAGGCCCAATTCCAGTCGGCATGATCACTCGGCGGCCAGGGCTTTTTATCCGCATCAAGCTGGCCGGATATCTCCGCACCCCGCTGATTAAGAGCCGCCAAAAGAGATATGCTTTCAGTCGGCTGCGGAGTTATCCCTTGGGCTTCCGTGCTCATTTCGGAGGCTCTTGTTTTCCGAAGAGGTCGCCAGGTTCATGTGCAGCCCTATCTTCCTGAGTCTCTTCTTTCAGGACTTCTTCTTCCGCCTCGGACTCCACTTCGACAATCTTTTCGGCATGGATCTCGAAGGGCGCCGATTCAATCCCCGCCTCAGCCTGCTCCTTGATCTGCGACAGGTCCTGCGGGCCAAGTTCATTCCGCCAGCCATAGACCGTTACGGTAGTCCGTGGGCCAGCCTCAGAGTTCTTGACAAAGACATTGGTCGCGGCAATCGCGGGATGATCCTTGAGAATGTTTCGGCTTACGATTTTCTCGGCGATACGATCCCCGAATCTTTGACGTTGGGTATGCTCTTCCATGCAGTCCAGGATGGCGGAGTCGGTATAGTTGGCCCAAAGACCCAGGGGAGGTTCAGTCGGAAAGAAAACCCAGGAACCAGCGACCTTCGGTTTCTCACCTTCAATTCCTACGACGGCGCAGTCGGGAAATTCTTTCTTGTCTGTCCTGTGGCCATTCTCCCAGATAACCCGCTTCATCTTGGCCTGGATGGATTGAATCCAGTAGGTGTACAGGTTGTAGTAAAGGGTTTTGTCCAGGACTACGACATTGCCCGCCGGAGAGTAACCGATCCCGAGCTTGCGGATGTGGACGACTTCGATGGCGCGGGTCCGGCCGTTCCGCATAATGTAGGGGTTCGGCTGCTTAGCCCCGTCCACGATTACGTAGTTCGGGGTGAGCAGGCTGATTGAGGCAATCTTGTTGAGATGAGAATACCCCGCAGCCGTGATGGCCCACTTCTCTTTGTCGCCACTCCCGGCTACTTTGTATATGTGCCCGAGCTTTTCAAAGAGGTCCATGACGGCCCGGATCGGCCGCATGATCTGGCCACGGAATATCTTGAGATACACTTGTCCGAAATCAGCCGCCAGGGCCAATTTCTTTTCTTCTCCATTTGGAGCAATGGATACCGCCGGCGCAACGGCCGGCTTGTCAGTCTTATTCATTCGTTTTCTCCTTTTCCTCGATATCAATATTAGATTCAGGTGCGAACCGCTCCGCCCGATCAATGCAAGGAATACAAATTAAACGGCCAAAATAATCCCTAGAAAGGCCGACGTCTGGTCCTGAAATTTCGATCCCGCAATAATCGCAACGGTCGGTTAGGTCGGTCATGTTATTCTCCAAAAAGGGCGAGCTGGTCCGCTTGGCCCACGGCCGTGGTTCCCGGTTCAGCCGGTGTTGCTCGCCCATCAAAATCACAATGATCGAAACATTCCGGACATACTGGCCCGACTCCGGGCAACCACTTGGTTGCTATCCCAAATCCATGACAGCGTGCGCAGCCAGAGGTAGTGAACTCCGACCGCTTCATCTCATGGTCTCCGCCATTTTTGGCATCGTAGTTTTCCTGAGCTTTGGCTTTGAGTTCCTTCGCCGCTCTCTTGGTTTCCCTTTCTATCTGCTTCTGCTCCCGGCGCTCTCTGCGGATAGCCCGGTCCTGGTCAAGCAAGATTCTGGCTGGTGATTTGTAACGCACGTCTTTTCTCCAAACATCTCATTCTCTTGTGTAAAAAAAGATGATATGGTTGATTACAAATTATTAAATTTGAATTACGATCATCTTGTTTATTTTTATTGTGATGATGAACAACCTCTTCTTTTTTTAAGGATCGTCCCAGTGCCCGAGCGGCGATAAGGCGGGATTGTCGAATATATCCCTTACTATCCGCGCCGGGAAAATCTTTGCCCACCCAATTCAACACATAGCCATGTTGTTCTATACGAATGCCACCTTTCCATGCGTGATTTTTTTTGCCAGGTTGAGAACCGCGTTTTTTTAAATAAGGTAAAATGGCTTGCAGTTTTTTATGGACGAGATGACGGCCTACGCCGATTTCTTTAGATAATTCCGAAATTGATTTTTCATTAATGAGATATTCATTTTTTAACCAATCATCATTAAGGTTTCTCGGCCACGTATATAGTGGACGTCGCCCTTTTTTCTCGCGGCTCATCTTGCTTCCAACCTTTCAATGATGATGTCCAGCTTCCGGTTGATGGCCCGGAAATCCATGCGCCGGGCATTCCAGTATTGGAACCGGCATTTATCGGAGCAGAAATCATGGTCCTTGCGCCTCTTGGCAAAACGTTCGCCACATTCCTTGCATGGAGCAAATTTGACCGTAGAGGCATTTTCTTTCATGGATGAACACGACCTCTTAAAGCCGTGTGCAACGCCAGGAAAGCACCCCTCCGCCCCATCCTGGGGGGCATGGCACAGCAGGCCGGACTTGTGTTTCTCAATCCAGGCTACTCCTGGCCCCCCTATCCCGGCTGAGCTTCCCCGAGCCGCCACACTCAGGACAGGACTGCCGATATCGTCGCCGTCTGGTAGCTCCGCCTATGGTGGTAAAGGTAGCCGCGCCTACGTTGCCCTTGCCCTTGCAGATAGGGCAGTCGCGCATGGCGTCAGCTTCGGAATGGGTGGGGGGAATGAGGGTGAAGTTCATGGCATCTTCCTGAGTTTCCGAATCCATCGATTCAGACGAATGATAGATTTTTCGCTCCAGGCTTTTGGCCGCCGGGTACTTAGGGAAGCCGCATCGCCCGGACATTTTTGTCCTTCAAAAATTTCCCATAAACAGAGTGAACAATCTGAGGACATGCGACAAAGAGGGCAAGTGACTATCCATAAATTATTATGCTTCCGGTAATAATCCCGAAGGCTTATACAGACCTCAATCCATTCATCTCTAAGTTTCTTGGTCATCCCCTTACCTCAGCCTTTATTTTCTCAGCCAACTCCGCCGCCTTCTGCTGGAGCTGGGTTAGCTTTTTATGAATCTTTAAATATTCTTGTTTGTCTATCCGGCCATCCTCATGAGCCTTTTCAATTTCTTCTAAGGCTTGGCCGTTTAGGATTGATAAATGGATTTCGTCCTTCTCATGGGGTTGGTCAAAAAGTTTTCCATTCGGCCGCTTGACCGGGATGTAGCCGCAGGGGTCTAGGAAGTAATTGAAGAATTCGATCTCATCCGTTGCCTTTAGCAAAGATACGATGCGGTCAGGCGGGATATTGTTTTCGCCGCGCACATAACGGTAAAGAGTGTCAACCGCTATCCCCATTTTGTCCGCTATCTCATCAACCCGATATTTTTTCTTGCTGATAAAATGGTAATAGAGTAGGACGCTGAATCCGTTCATTGAACCATTATTTAGATTGCTCACTTCTATGCCTTTTCCTATATTGTCCCTGGAGGTGATAGATGGCTTCCCGATACTCGGCGCTGTTCAAGGTAGGCAAGGACGGACGCCTCATCAATGAGGAGGCGCCGACTGTCCCGGTATCCGATGATGGCCCCAGTCTTGACGAGCTGGCAGACGTGCTTAGTGCAACAGTGGAGTACATTCGCGCACTCCTTGACCGTGAGAAAAGGGGTCATCTGTAAAATCTCTCAATAGGTATGCCGGTGATTTTGGATAATTGAATGACCTTATTGACGCTAAGCCGGCGAGTGCCTTTTAAAATGAGCGAGAGCTGTGCCGGAGAAATGCCGATCTCGGCGGCTAATTCTCTTTGGGTGATTCCTCTTTTCTTGAGGATTGATCTGAGTTGTTTTTCCATTCTGTATATAATATAGGCCGAAATTTACATAATGTCAAGGATTATTTTACAATTTGTAATTATAATAAATTCAATGAGATGGATGTTGACAAAATGATAACATGCAGTAATATTTTATATAGGAAAATGAATTCTGAATTAGGCGAGATTATTCGACTAATTAAAGCCGAGCTTCGAAAAAAGGGATGGAGCCAAGCTAAATTGGCCGAAGCCTTAGGAAGAAGTGGGGGTTGGCTGAGTCATATTATGCATGATAAAAGAAGGCTTACGGTTCAAGCCGTTTTTGATATTGCTCACGTCCTGGGAATTGATCCGACTTCGCTTCTTCCTCACAATTCAGAAAATGAATCTTCGCCTAAACTTGGACTTGATGAATATATTAGAAACATAGTTAAGGAAGAAATCTCTAAATCAAATAAAGAGGAGGGTTGATATGAAAAAGTTTTTTGTCTTGGGCATGATCTTTCTTTTGGCCGGATGTGCTGCTTATATGGACATAGCTCCAAAAGCTCAGCCGGGCGAGGAGGCGGCTTATCTTAAAGAGGCCGTGGATACTCCCCTTGTTTTTACTGCCCCCAAAGACAAATCTGATGAAATCTGGGGCCGAATAAATGCCTTTATCGGCAAATATTCAAGTATGAAAATTCAAACCGCCTCGAATTATATCATTGAAACTTTCAATCCGTCTAATCTCTTGGAATTCGGTTATTCGGCTAATCGAGCGCCAAAAGGAGATGACGTTGAATTCACGGTTAGTTGCTTTACGGGCGTTGGATCGAAAAATATTCCGACCCAAAACGCACATCTCTTAGCTTATTATGCCCTAACCGGCAAAATAATTCCGCGCCTTATTGTGCAATAATCTCCCATGCGTATCTTCCTCATTCGCTGTCCAGACTGCATGAAGATGCTCGCCGTTCATGAGCGCGATAGCTCCGGCCTTACGATCATGCACTGCGAACGATGCAAAAAGGACTTCACGATCCGGGATGTGAATGATAAGCGCATGAAGGCCCAGGTCGAGCCGCTCAAGCCAAGTTGACTTCAATCATCAAGCGCGGAAAATTCTACTGGATAGATTACTACCACGACGGCAAGCGGAAAAGGCAATCGCTCAAGACGGATAAGCTCCTAGAGGCCAAAGATCGGGCCAAGCAGATTGAGGAAAGCCTGCATAAGTTAGGGGCTGGACCTCTGCTATCGGACTTTGCCGAGACATACTTTGCCTGGGCGCGCGCGACCAAGCCAACCTCAGCCCAAGAGGAAAAATGGCGATTTGATAAGATCATGATCTTCCTGAAAGCCGAAGGCGTCCTGACTCTATCGGCCATCACCCCCCTGGTCGTGGAAAAACTCCGAGCCAAGCTCCTGGAGCGCGAATTGACCAAGGCCACTATCAACCGCTATCTTCAATTGCTTAGGGGGATGTTTTACCGGGCTGCCGATTGGAATTTATTCTCTAGCCCGAATCCGCTTCGTAAGGTCAAGTTTTACCGAGAATCATCACCTATCCAAGTGCCATCGGCCGAGGAGATCAACCGAATCCGGGAGGCTGCTCGGCAAATCAGCGCCAAACCTCGGTCTAAACTTCAGGCCGCTTTCTCCGACATTGTAGAGCTGGCCCTTAATACTGGTCTGAGAAAATCGGAGCTTCTACATCTACGCTGGAAGGATATTAAAGACGGCGAAGCCTATATTCAAGGGAAAGGTGATAAGGTCCGCAAGGTGCCGTTCAATCAGGCCGCCTTGGCCGTCATTGAGCGACAGCTCCGGGCGGGGGAATTTGTCTTTGATATCCCCAACCGCAATCATCCGAATTTGCTCCGCCGCACCGTTCTCATGGCCGGGCGCCTGGCCGGTGTTTCTTTTCATGTGCATCTTTTCCGTCATCGATTTGCCACAGAACTTTTAGAGCGCGGAGTGGATATTGTTACTATCTCGGAAATCCTCGGCCACAGCAAGATCGCTACAAGCCTGATTTATAGCCACAGTTCCAGGGAGAGAAAACGGGCGGCGGTCGATATGCTCAAGTTGTGACCCATACTCTGGACACGGGGTGAAAGAGTGGAGCCACAAATAATTTATTTTCACCAATCTAGATATTCTTCTAAGTTGGAGCCTTCCTTGCGCCGGTCAATAAATCTCAGTCAGGCTCATTCATTTATCTGCCTAGACAATTCACACAATATCAATGCTTCTTGACTGTCAATCGGTGTCTCTTTCAATGGGATTCTTGCGGAATGGAGGGGAATCTTGCGGCTGGATTTGGGCACGCTTTGGACACAGTAACAGGCGAGAATAAGTATCGGGGTTAAGGTGGGCTTTAACTATAGACACAAAATGGACACATTAAAAAGTCCGCCTTGGATCGACCCCGAGAGCCTCAAGCCCGACCCTCCAGAATGCCTCAAGGCTCTGCTCGGCCAGGGAGTCCGGTCCCTCATCGAAGGAAATTTCGCGGGGCAAAAACTCAATGACCCGAAGCTGACCCTCATTGAAATATTGGAGGAATAACTTCATGAGCTTGATCTTCTCTGCTACGCTTGCGCACTTCCCGCCGCTCTTGTCATAGGTCCCGGCCTTCTCCGGGGGGATATAGCACCACGGGTTCGTATCCGTCCCGTCATCCGAGTAGCCGAATAGCCGGACCTCCGAATGGTCATGCAGCCAAGCGTCCAGCGAATCAAATCCGGGCGGTACGTGATCGACTAGGCCCACTCCATGATTGACCAGGCAGACGAAAGAATTGTCGGGGTAGTTTCCATCCTCGTCCGAGATGGTGCCCATGATCTTATGTACTGTACGACTCCCGCCCGATATGGTGATGGGTTTAGCTATACCTAAACTCACAAGGTAATCCACTCGCGGCCCGGCCCAAGCGAGCGCCCATTCCAGCGTTACGTCATCATCATCCGGCCGGCGGAGTTCGTTACCGAGCCCGATGATATTCCCTTCAGCCCCGCCTATCGCGGCCAATATCCGGTCCACGGCCGCCTTCCAGTAGGCCAGGGCGGTCAATGAGGTGTCCATCCAACCCTGAACGCCATTGATGTTCCTGCGCCAGCAATCCCAGTATTCGGACCAGCCGCATTGATCGGCCATGTCAATGTAAAGTCCAACTTCATATTTGCTAAGGTGACGGGCTATGCGCCGAAGGTTCTCGTCATAGGCCGGATTTGGCTTATCGAGATTCCAGCGACCGTCCGCTTCCTGGAGATATGGGAAGACCGACCCGGCCGGGTGAAGATCATCCCAGCCGGGAAAGAAAATTCTGATATATCGGACTCCGGCTCCACCTACTCGCTGGCAAAACCAGTCCTTTTCCTCCGGAGTATACCTCTGCCACTTGCTCTGTGCATCCAGCCAGGCCAGGACCAGCCAGGGAGAGGCCAGGGGATTGCGTGCATGGCGGCGGCAGTAGAAGGCCGGAGCCTCAGATTCGGGCACCTCATGGGCTGGACAATTTACTCCCGCCCGCTTCCCGGTCTCATCGCAAACTTTGACCGTGGGCTCATGGCAGACGTTACAATGCGCCGTCGGCTCCTGCCCCTTTTCGAATTTCCTGAAAATCTTAGAGAGGCACCACAGCCCCGGCAAGAGACCGGAGATAGCACAGACCTCAATCGTTACCGTGGGGCCGGGGCCACAAGCGGCGAATAAAAGAATCAAACTTAACAAAAATGTTATCTTCATGCTTTCTTTCTATGCAGCCGTATCCCAGTACCCGACAAGATAAACGTCAAAAGTTCCTTCCTTGGCGAGTTTATATTCAAAAATCCCATCCGCATCTACCTTCTGAATAATTTGGCAGCCCGCATTATCGCCAAGAACATCTAATGGTCCACTGGCATGATAAGAAAACCCCGCTATTCCCTCGTAGTCGGCCGATGACCCGTTGAGTCTTGTATAAAAATTTGCCCAACGCCCTCCCGTAGTCCATCTCACGGCCAAAATAACCGCCGTGCATTTCGCCGACGTGTAGGCCGTCACGTCTAAATCATGCCATGCGTCATCATTCGTCAGGGTCAAGAGTTGCGGAGTTGTCTTCCAATTCAGCCGGAGAAGATTGCGGTCAAGATAGCCCCTGATCTGTACCCATAGTCCGTGGACAATATGCCAGTCATCATTAAGATGATGCTGGAAATCGTTATCCTTAGCAAAATCCTTGTCGCCCATTAGACCTCCACCGCCTGTATAATACTTTTCCCCGCGCTGATTTGTTTCTGGATTGACATGATGCGGAGGACGATTTCATTAGCTGAGCCGGAGGTTGAAAAGTAGCGATCCCGGCTGAAATAAATGAGGTCCCCGGCCATGCAGCCGAAAAGCAGGGTGTGGACCGAAAAATTCACATAGTCTTTGTTGGCGTCATTTTTAAGCGCGGTTGCCACGGCCTCGGCGTCTGCCTTGACGGTCAGCCAGGTATAAAAATCGGGGGCTTGAGACGCTTGCTTTTTCCATATTGATTGATTATCCACAACCGGAACCGAAAGCCAGATATTATCTTGTTTCGGGTCTTCGGCGTAATAAACATTTATGCCAGCGAAAACCGATTCATTCCCCCGGTTCCGGCTGAAGTCAGATATCTCGCAATTGCGAATGTGAATAGCATCTGAATCCGGCGTAGTGCCTAACGTTTTGAAGCCCAGTCGGCCCTGACCGTCTTGGAAGACATAGGCCGTGCAAGAGTGCTCAAGTATTCTGAAAACTTCGAACAGGGTTGTCTGTCGATGGCCGGGACTGGCCAGGATGCGGGTACAGTCGTACTTCGTCTTGTAGATTGAGTCCAGGTCGAGTTCGGCCAGGCTGAGGCCCCGGAGCGTCTGACAGATCCAAATAAAGAGGTCTGCGCCATTCGTGAGAAGTTCGGCGGCATTATTGCAGAGCCCCTCATAAGTGACCAGAATTCTGTCGGCGGCATCAAAGGCAAGGCTCCGGCTCAGGGTGATGATTCCGCGCTGATAGTCGATGTAGTAATCCGTGCCCGCCACAAGTGTGGTTCCGTTCTGTGTTACCGTGGTGACGGATTTTATCCGGCCATCCCTGAGTTTATATTTCCGGTCTGTGGGGTTAATGCAGATAGCGGGGAAGTTCGTGACCGTCCCGATCCCCATCGGGATCACCTTGCCGTTGTCATTATCGGAGAGATTCAGATAATCGGTTTTCCAGAGATGATTGATCGGCAAATCGCGGTCAAGGTTAGCGCGAAAATCCTTAAGGTCAAAGATGATGGATAAGTCTGAAATCGAAATATTATCTATGAAGGCGGGGAAGATGTTCTCGAATTCCGAGTAGGCAAAGCCCGGCCCGCCGGCCAGGACCCGGACCTTCCTGTTCTCGAAGGTATAGCGGGCATATCGTTTGTCCCAATAGTATTCCGTTCCGAGTTTCGGGTTCTGGATCGTGATGGAACCGGAGGCCAGGGCGGAGGTCCCCTCAAAGAGCGGGGAGAGCTGTTGGCAGGCGTCCGGGATGTTGGCTTTTTCAAGTAGGGGCAAATAGAGCTTTTCGTTAAAAACGGCCGGGTTAGGGGCAAGAGAATAATTTATGAAGTAAAGCCAGAATGCCCCCTCCATGAAATAATTTATCGGGCTGTCTCCGCCCGAAGTATGAATATACATTTTCCGGCCATAGAAATCGAAATAGAAGCTTGAGACCGTGGATTCCACATCCGCGATGGAGGTCTTCTCCGTCAGGGCTTCCCCATTCGCAAAGGCTTCCTCAATATCAATTCCCCGCTCCTGGACCGCAACTTCATAGGTATAGGTTTTGCCGGAGGTCAAGGTCCACCCGGCCAGAGTGATCTTGAGGTTCATTTCGATCGGATAAGCGAGCGTTGCAATAGGTTTGCGGATGAGTTTTCTAAAAGTGGTCGGGGTGTAGCTGGCCAAGGTCGTGTCATGGACCGCCGAAGTATAGGAGGAGTTCCCGGCATTGTTGTAAGCCCGGATTTTAAAATAATATTCCGTGCTCGGGCTCAGAGATCGGGCCAAGAAATAACCAACTCCGGCCGTGAGCTTCGCTATCTCGGTATAGTCCACTCCCCCGTTCACGGATTTTTCAATCTTATAGCCTACCTCCCCGGTCGTTGGGGTCCAGGTCAGGCGCATGGATTTATCGCGTATTTCGCTAATAACAATAGCGGTTTTCCACTCATAAAGCTTCCCGTTGGGGCCTGTTCCCCCGTAGAGCTTCCCATTGTAGACGGCAAGAGAATAGATATATATTTCCGCGCCAAGCTTGGGGGCCTTCTCTACCCAGGCATCTGTTCCGTTCCATTCGTAAAGCTTTCCGTTGGGGGCTGTTCCCCCGTAGAGCTTCCCATTGTAGACGGCAAGAGAATAGATATATATTTCCGCGCCAAGCTTGGGGGCCTTCTCTACCCAGGCATCTGTTCCGTTCCATTCGTAAAGCTTTCCGTT